ATCTTTAGCTGTAGGTTAGCCTCGGCTTTTTCCCTAGCTAACTGAATCTCAGCCGCAGCCTTCTCTCTTGCCAACTGTATGTCGGCTTGAGCCTTTAGCTGCTGTAGTTGGATGTCTGCCTGCGCCTTTGCTTGTGCTGCTTGTACTTGTGCCTGTGTTTGGGCCATTAGAGCTTGGGCGGCAGGATCGGGGGGTTGCTGTCCCGCCTGCGCTGCCATCGCCTGTTCTGCCTCGGCTGGTAGTTCTCTGAAAAATTCAGCGGAATCGACAAAACCAGCTGCTTCGACAAATCTGCCCAGCGTGGATCGATATTGTGATGCGCCAACCAGAGCTTGACCAAGTGCGCCCGATCCAAGTAATTGCTCCTGTTTCTGTAGGACCATTGCAAGCATAGACAACTGTTGCTCTCTGGTTCCTGTTCCAAGACCGACGTTTACCCGCACATCGTACTGTGTTTTCCACTGGCGGGGGTCTATCTCTACATACTTGCCAGACAACCGCACGATCCGAGTCTTGTTCTGGTACTTAGTGACTAAGTGCAGGATATTCAGGAATAGGTCTCTTACCCCTGTTTCGGCAAATGTCCTAGCAATAAGTTCAATCCTGCCTGCCGCAGCGTTTTGCATTGCCGCAATAGCCGCCGCCGTAGTGTTTTGCAGGATATTCGCATCTAACCCCTGACTGTTCTGGTTTATACCAGTGCGCTTCTGCTGGACCTGATCTAAGTATTCCAGCATGGGGAACGACTGGCCCGCGACAGGAGCAACGGACAACTGCTGGACCGCCTGCGGATTCTTGACCCGAACTATGCCACCAGGGGTTACAGTTAGTAAGTCATCAAGATTTACCTGGCCATCTACCGCCATGACCCGCGCATTGTTCGTCAGATACAGGTTGTCAAGAATCTGACGGGTAATCGTGGACTTGATTAGCTGAAGGTCTACAACCCTGTCCGCAAGACTGTGACCGAAGAACTTATGCGGCATCGGAATCGGGCAAATAGAACAGAACGGGTTGTCATCTATCTCCTCGTTCTCAAGTATGTCTGAGCCTGCGTAGAACACCCTGCGGAGTTCCGCAATCCCATCACCAGCAAAGTCCGTCCGAATGTAGCACTCGAACGTCTCAATCTCCTGCATGGACTTATCCATCGTCTCACGGTCTAGAGGCTGTTCGCCCTGTGAGTACCGCGCCACCCTTTCTGGCGTAAAGGTTAAGTCTTCATAAGTCGGGAGGTTGTCTACTATGTCTTGATCGAAGCCCATAGCGATCAGTTCTGACCGCGTGGTGAGTTTCCTGTGTGCCGAGAAGGGAGAATCCGAAATGGTCCTAGCCTTCTTGCTGATAATGAACTCCTCTGGCGGTACGTTCTCGACCCGCACCTGACCGAAGCTCTTTACCTTCTTGATCTTTACGTCATACGCAAACAGAGGAACAACCATCTGCATAGGTTGTCCGGTAATGGGATCAGGAACAACCTGAGGGATTTCCCCGACCTGTTTCTGCTCCTGCTCGACGATCTCTACAGTTTCGTCTTGTAGCATAAGAGCTACTTCTTGCTCTGTAAGGTCTTGGTATTCCTCTGTCTGAATGTCTTTGTTATCGTCCCACCAGACCTTTATGATTCCGTTCTTTTGTAACAGTGCGTCCTTAAACCAAATATTCAGCACTGAGAATCCAGGGTTATCGCGGTAGAAAACGTAGTTCAGATAGTCTGTGATCTGCTTGGCTACCTGTTCGTCTCCTGGCCCCTGTGGTTCCGCACGAACTATCTCATCGCCCTGAGTAAAAACACGCAGTAGTGCGGGCAAAGCAGCATCTACAGATTCCGCAACTTCACCAGTAACGATCTGAGACCGCCCCTCTACCTCGTTGCCATACGGCTCACGGTTGTAGAACTGGAGTGCGCGTCTGCGCTGCTCTGTCGTTTCTGTCTCGATATATCCCAGTGCGTTGTCTATCTCCGCTTCTAGGATATTTTTTAGCTGAATGTCGTCCATCTTAGCCATTTAGACAATCCATTTCGTAGTGACTGTTAAGGGTTTGCCCCAAGTGGTATTTGTATCCAAGCCGCAAGCCATATACCGAAAGCTGTCGCCGCCGTGAGAGCTCCAATCATGTAGAGGCTTGTCATAAAAAACATTTCGCTTCTCGTCATATTCCCGCCTGTAGTTTCTAAGACAATCCAAACCCTGTTTTACCTGGGGCATATTAAACCAGCACCTCGGAAGCATCCTTCTTACCGCTTGTATGCCATCGTCCACCGCAAGCCTGGGTACTACAGTGCAATCTAATCCAGCGTCTCTAAGAACCTCTAAGCGGCTTTTGCCAGTGCCTAGTTCCCTTACCTCTACGTCGTGAGGGAGAAGATGGTTTGCCTTATGCCAACCTCTGTTTGTGAGTTCCCGCACATACCAGTCTAAGCCCTGTCCGTGGTTCTCTATGTAATCCAGTAACCGCACTTCCTGTCCGGCAATCTGAGCAACCCATATTGCCGTAGAGTCGCCCACCCCCAAGTCCCATGCCGTATAGGTTTTGCAGAGGTCGTCCCTAGGGATTTCTTTGAACCTCTCTGGGGAAAGTTCATTAAGGATAGCCCCGTAGTAAGAACCCTCAACCGCTGCGAAAAACGAACACTCAAATTCCTGGTTGTACTTGTCTTCGCCCATTTCCTTTCGCGCGGCATCCAATTCCTCTTGGGGGACAATATTTGTCTCGGAAGCCCTAAATTCCAGCAACGCCCAGCCAGGCTCGGTTTCAGCACGATCTCTGAGGTCTTTAAAATGGTTTGCACCTTTAGGTGTTCCTATAAACATTGCCCAGCCCTGCCTATCCGCAAGAGCCGGACGAATAATCTCGTTCCAGACTTTCGGGTTCATATCCCCGACCTCGTCCAGAACTACGCCATCTAAGTAGATTCCACGCAGGCTGTCAGGATTGTCTGCTCCGTAGAGGCTTATGCGTCTATCCCAGAAGTCCACCCGCAGTTCGGCAATGTTCGCCTTACGTTCTAGTGGCTCTGTGTACTTGAGAAGGTAATCCCACGCGACTCGCTTGGCCTGGGTGTATGTTGGGGCAATGTAGGCATAACGAGGAGATTCCCGTCCGCATTGCAACGCAGCTTTAAGGAGGTGGTTGATTGCCGCAACAGTCTTCCCAAACCTTCGGTGACAGACTGCAACGCTAAATCTGTGAGTATCAACTGCCTCATGGATTGCAAGCTGATGCTCCCTTGGTTGATATGGAATCGTGATTACTTTATCCACGAAAACCCGATATTTATCGGTCCTTCATCCTTACCCGTAACCTCTGTCCGCGCAAGTTTAGGAATATGGTACTCAATCGCCTTCAGGTAAATATCGCACGCCTTCTCTGGGCTTGTTGCCGCGACCTGTGACAGCCAGAGATTGAAGTTCTCAGCGTTCTCCTCGGCCATCCGCGCAATCGCCTCTCTGACCGCCTGAGTAGCCCTATTGGGCAATCCCTTGTGCCTACCTTGGCCTGGGAGTCCTTCTCCGATTTTTGGTGTTTCTTTAACGTTTTCCATTTGTTCGAATCCTTTACGGGTGTTCGTAGTGTTGCTATTTTACAACAATCCTTTGTTTATCCAGTCTTGTAGTGGAATGTCGTTTATTTGCTCTACCTTGAAATCTTCTGGCCTAAAGGGGATAAAGTTAGATGTCCCTAGTCCAGATGTACCGCGACTGCCTTGATCTAAGTAGCGTATACCGCGAATACCTAGCTTTTCCAATTCATCTGAAGCAACTTTTAGACTAATATTTTTAGACATCGCATCTTTTACTATTGCGGTGTCAAACAATGCGTCTCCGGTTTCATTAAATCCTGTTGGCTTGCCATAAACAAGACTATTATAAATATCTCCACCTTTTATGTTTTCTGTAAAATCATATTTTTTAAGAATGTCTTTTACTTCTTTAGACTGCTGACTTAACGGCTTATCCCAATCCAAAAACTTAGGCAGGATTTCGTCTGGGATGTCTCCTTTGTAGAGATAGCCTTCAATTGGCTGGATGCCGCCAGAAACTTTTAGCCTCTCAAGAGTTTGCAGGTCTCGCGTTGCTTTTGCAGCGGTTTCTGGGTAATCAGAATCAACCGCGCTTTTTCTTGCAACCTCAATCGCTTTGTCAATACCATCTTTTCGCAAAGTTGCTCTGACATTTAAGTGTTCTAATGAACTAGGCTCAAAAATACCCTCTTGCGTTGTATACCTGTCTCTAGTGGTTGCAGACCTATACCCTTCTGCTACTGGCCTAGCCTCTGCCGTATATCCAGCACCAACCCCGTAAGCCTGCGCTCCTTCTCCTGTTCCTACCTTTGTAGGATCAAACTGTCGAAATAGATACGGAGAACCATGATAAGCAGTTATCCCCGCAGGAGCAAACCCCATCGGCCCTGCCATAAGCATATCTGTGAGCCGCGCCATCGCTTGTGGGTCTGTAACGCGGAACGGGTTTTGTGGATCACCAAATGTTTGCTGCTGTAACGCCTCTGCTTGCTGACCAGACTCCACAATACGACCGCCGAGCATAGACGCAGCATCGCGTGGGTTCGCAATCATGTCATACAGTTGCCGCTTTAGGGCATCTACACGACTAAACGCAGTTCCGAGAGGAGTCGCCATATATCACCACTTAACCTTGTCAGCCCAGTACGCCGCACTCATCTTGCCCTTGGCAATGTTAGCCGCGTGCCTAGCCTTAAATGACTTCCTGCGGGCCTTGTCTGCTTCCGACTCATCCTTTTTCGCAGGAGAGCCAGAAACGCCTTGCTGCCCGAACCTGATTGTCTTTACCTTGTCGCCTTCTTTTGCGACTACGACATGGCTTTTAGTGGGATGGTTTGGAGTGCGCTTGGGCTTGTTGTAGCCCGCAACGCCTATACGCTCCAATACCTTCGCCGCCTCTCTGACCTTCATTTCTTAGCCCTAGCCCCAGCCATATTCGCAAGCAGTGACGGATACTGTGTGCCTGATTTCTTCGCAAAAGCCTTGGCCGCACGCTTCTGATTCGGACTAAGTTCCTTTGGTTTACCCAGTCCTTTGGGTCTTGGCTTTTCGTAGACTTCTTTTTTCATTTGTACACACTCGCCGCAAGATTGTTGTCTGCCCTTTTCCTGATTAGTTCCGCAATCTCAGGATTGCCCTTCTGATCCTGAGTCGGCAGGAATAGAGCCCGCTTTCGATCTAAACTCCCGTCTGGTTCGACGAGATAATAAACCGCGATACTGTTTCTTGTGATTCCTTCTGGACACTGTATTGGGTTTGGAAGTCCGTGCCATTGCCCTTTTGTCTCGAATATCACCGCACGATTAAACTTGCACCAGACCGACTCTGTAAACGTATCTGGGTCTGACCAGAAACCTAACTCCCCTCCCCACTCTTGTTTCCAGCCTGGGGTCAGGTAAATAATCAGGTTTAAATGCCGTTGTAATCCTATTTTTGGGTGGATGTCGTAATCCAGGTGGACGTTTAACTTGCCGCCACGCGCATGGCTATGTAAACCGCCACCATGCAAACCATAGTCCGGCTGAACGTCGCCAAACTGTTTACAAAACTCTGGGGTAAGTAGACTGGAAATCGCCCTGTAAGTCTCTGGGCCAAATACGTTCCAGTTGTTACAAGTCTTCTTAATCTCGATGGGATTGTTATATTCATGCCATACGTCACTATGGAAGTCTGGGAACTCCGCAGCGACTTCTTCCGCGTTAGGTAGGAAGTCGTCTATAACAATCACTTCTTAGCTTTTACCTTTTCGGGTTTACCCTTCATGCTGCCTGTTTCTTTTGCAAACTCTTTTGCAACCTTTTGCGGGATACCTAGCTTTTTAGCCATCTTGCCACTGCTGGCCGCAGCCTGCATAAAACGGTTTTGGGCCTTACTTACACTCGGCATGGCAACTCCCATTCTAACTGTTTAGCAATCTCTAACGGAGTGGCTTTAGCAATGCTTGGCAATTCCCACAAAACAGGGTCGTTACCATCTATCACTAAGCCAGGATACCTATTGTTTATGTACTCCAAGGTAAAAGAACTCGGATTAAACGCAAGATCATTTTTGATACTGTTTTGGAACAACTCTGCGTCTAATCCTACCTTGATGCCTGTATAC